ACCTCAGATATAGGGTTTTATTTATAGGTTATCTTAATCTCTAGGTTATCTAGTAACTTAAGATAGTAGTTATTTAGTTAGCAGATAACCTTTAATACTTGAGGTTGCGGGTAATTGTCTTGTTATCCCTTCCCCCATATCTGGGGCAATAGATAACAATCCAATTCCCCTATTATAAAAAGAAAATAAAGAAAAGAAAAAAACCTACAAAAAAAGAAAAGAAAAAAAGAAAAACTGTTTAAAACAGTTATAAAACCTCCGTGAGGCCCGAACCCAACCTAATGCGACAACGGTACGCGCAACTTTAACCTGACCGGTAACCTTCTGCTTGGTTTCCAGTCAAAAGCTGCAGATAAATTGTAATGTCTCTTGATAAATCATTCGCGATAGATTTATAAGTGACTAAGTTTTAAAAAGTACTAGTAGTTATGGTTTCCCATATCTGAGTATAAAAGACCGACTTACCAGGGCCAGCCGGCAGGCCCAATGTTGCAATTAAAAACCTCACATTTTAACGTCCTTCGGTAGGCATGCAACAGCCCTTCCCTGACATCAATGTTCACCTTCCCGGTTCGCCGAGGTCACCTTTTCCCAAAGGCTACCGATGAACACTGATTTTTAAATGTACACTTATCATTGAAGATAAGATACACTACTATAATATCAAATCCTGAATCAAGATGCAATAGTTTTTTGGAATAAAAAAATAGCCCCCAGAGGGCTACTGGAGGGGCTATTGAGCTGGACGCTTATGGTTGGGGTTGACCAGCTATGGAGTTTTCTATGATCGAAAGTTAGTTATCCTATAAGCAATAAGTTGTGCGAAAAGAACAAGTTTTACCTTAACACGATACAAGTTTTAAAGGAGCTACCACAAGCTTCTACCATGATTATACCCCAGATGGTATAATAGAATCAATAGATAAACAGGAAATAAAATGAACATTGCACAATTCAAACCACACACCAAGCAACGAGAATTTATGCTGAGTCCAGCTCGCTTCAAGGTTGGCAACTGGTCTCGTCGTACAGGCAAGTCGTTCATGATCGGCGCTACAACCATCCTGCACGCAATGGACAAGCCAGGGAACTACTACATCATTGCTCCTACATATCGCCAGGCAAAGTCCATCTTCTGGAACGACATCCTCAAACTGCTCGTGCCTAAGGAGATGATTGAGAAGACAGACGAAACCCAGCTCTATATCCAACTCAAGCCTCTCCACTACAAGGTGCAGGCTGAGAGCATCATTGGCCACAACATCGACTCCGTACACGCTCCTAACGAGCCATCCATCATCTGGCTCAAGGGCGCAGACAACCCTGACTCTCTGCGTGGTGTGAAGCTCCGTGGTGCAGTCTTGGATGAGTACGCCTTCTTCAAGGATGGACAGGAGACCTGGCGTAAGATCATTCGCCCAGCTCTCGCAGACTACCAAGGGTGGGCTATCTTCACTTCAACACCAGACGGTGTGAATAACTGCTTTTATGACGTGGCTATGCTCGCTCAAAAGTCTATGCGGGACAAAGACGGCAAATACTTCTACTCACACGCAACCATGCTAGACAACGAAGCCCTGCCTCACCGCTATGAGGAGTGGGAACAATCTAAGCGTGAGTACGAACGAGATGGCCGTATCGATGAGTGGGTGCAGGAATGGGAAGCTAAGTTTACCACGCCAAGCACAATGGTCTACAACGAGTTTAATGAGGAGAAGCATATCATCTCTCCAATGGATGTACCGCGTGACAACATGACATACGTGATAGGTATGGACTTTGGCCTTAAAGACCCGTTTGCGGCCGTCTACGTGGCTGTAGACATGAATAACAACTGGTATGTGTATGATGAGATTTACCAGCCAGATTTGCCAATTGACCGCATTGGATATGCCCTCCACATGAAGATGGGCGACCGCCACTTCACTCGCATCATCGGGGACTCAGCAGGTGCTACGGAAATAGCCTCTCTACGCTCTGCAGCGCTTGGAGACAACCGAGTGTGGGTAACACCCGCAGTGAAGGGCAAAGACTCTCTGAGGGCCGGTATACGGCTTGTGAAGACACATTTGTATGTGAGGGAGGAGACGGGTAAGCCAAAGCTGTTTATCACCTCAAATTGCACGAACCTGATACGCGAACTACAGTCGTACAAGTACATGCGCAATCCGTTCGGTGAGGTGTCTGAAATTCCTGAAGACCGCAACAACCACCTCCTAGATGCCCTCCGCTATTTGTTCCTAGATCAGAAGCATATCCGCTCACGAAAGGAGCGAAAAACAGAGAAAGTTTATGACCCAGATACTGGACGATTGCTGTCTTAGTGTGGTATAATCAGAGGTAGATAGGAGAAATAAGTAAATGAAAAAACAACTAGCAGAAGATATTTTACGGATCAAGGGTTACCAACAGGCCCTCCGAGCAATCATCAATGAGACTGAGTACTTCGATGGAGAGTCTGGTTTGATTGGTAGTGTTCACTTTGGAGGCAAAGCCTACCTGTTCACAGCCAAGCCACTCGACAATGAGAGCTACCATGATGAGGTTGTAAAGCAGAACCGCATCCTAATGACACGAGGTGTACCAGAGGAATGAAATACTTCACCACAGACGATACTGCACTAGCTGCTTACCTCTATCTCTGTGGCATGGAGTTTGTTCAAGCGACTGTGTATCTCGATGAGTTTCACCGCCGCAAATCATACATCGTCAAAGACACACCAGACCGCAAGAGGCATGAGGAAGACTTTTACCTTCGCAAGACTGCAGTGCCACCGCTAGACTACAACGACGCCAGGGTGCGTGTATCACGCTTTCTACGCAACACAGTAGATGATATTACTAGCGTACTATAGGCCTCAAGTGCTATACTAGAAATAAAAAAAGAGGTAGCATGCAACCAAATCAAGACAAACAATTCCAGCTCCCAGCTACACCACAGCTCGCTGGGCTCGATGAGAAAAAAGAAACCAAGAAGGAAAACAAAGAAAAGACCACTCCAGTTCAAGAGGTTCAGAAATGGAGTAGCCGTTATAACACCGCTAAGGACTATCAGAAGGATCTGTTCAAGAAGTGGGGCAAGTGGTACAACGACATGTACGCCCACGTTGAGAACAAGCGTATGGCGCCGTGGCGATCTAAGGTATACATGCCGATCATCGCCTCAAAGGTATGGGATCTTATCTCTCGCTTTATCCAGTACCGTCCAGGCTGGGAGGTATCAGTACGCACGCTGCCTGTGAACACGCTCTCAACAGAGCAGTTCAACAAGTACATGGAGGTCATGTCCAAGCGTGCAGAGCGGGTACGCATGAAGCTTGAGTATGACTTTGACAACCCACTCCTAGGCGACTCTATCCCCGACGAGCTTCTCTCTGTCATGCTTGATGCAGCAGTCACAGGCCAGGGTGTAGCACGTGTACCGTACCTTACAAAGACGTCCCAGTACAACTCATACACAGCAAACGGGGATATTGTGAACTTCGGCGTAAAGAAAACCGTGTCGGCTCAAGAGGGATACAACGCCTTGCAGGCTGTGAACGTATTCAACGTATTCCTCATGCCAGGCGCACGTAGCCTTCAGCAGTCACCATGGGTCATCATCCACGACAAGAAGCCTTACTACGAGCTTGAAAAGGACACCTCCATCGACCAGAAAGCCCTGCAAAACGCCAAGAAAGGTCTCGTCACAAATGAGTTTGCCCAATACGAGGCGGGCCGCAACAGGCTGTCTAACACACAAGATCCAGGCGCACTCGACTCCACCACGAACATGGTAGAGATTTTTGAGTGTTGGAGTAAAGAAACGAACGAGTGCATTATCTATGCTCAATCAGGCGGCAACACAGAGGCTCAGTGGGTTGAGCTTTCACGCGTTGAGAACCCATACTGGCATCAGAAATACCCGTTCGTAGCTTTCTACATCCGACGCAAGCCATACCAGTACTTCGGTGAATCTATCTTTGAGAACAGCGAAACGATGCAGGCTGCAGTCAATGACATCTTCAACCACTTCATGGATCGTGAGAACACAGCAGACGGTATGCTCGCTATTGAGGAATCTGCATATGTCGACGACTTTGTGATCAGCCCAGCTGGTACATTGATCTACCGCGGTGAAAGGCCAACGCCGATCAAATTCCCTCAGCCAGACGCCAACAACATGAACATGGCTATGAACCTGATCAACGGTGCTATCGAAAACGCTACCATCTCTCAGTACGCCTCAGGTGTGCCTAACAGCGCCACAGACTCTACACAGGGTACAGCAACCGGTGTGACTCGTATGATGGAGGCAGCGGCAGAAAAGGTTGGCTTTATGCGCGCAAACTTCCGCCGTAGCTGGCGTGAGGTAGGTGAGATGTGGAGTAGCAACTCTCAGCAGTTCATGGTATCTGATGTGATCTACGACACCACAAAGAACGGTGAGACTATCTCAAACATCATCCGTCCTGTAGACATGATTGGTATCTTTGGTATCAAGATTGATGACGGGTCATTTGAGCCAGTCAGTAAGGATGAGAAGCGCCGCAACTTCCTTGACTTTGTCACCAACATGCAAGCATGGCAGACAAGCTCAGTTGGCCAATCAGAGCGTACAGGCGATCCAGCAGACGCCCTCCGTATCGACTGGAACGAGATTGTTATGCGAGGTGCAGAACACTTTGGCGAGAACTACCAACACTTTATCCTGCCACCAGTAGCACCACAACAACAGCCTAGCCAACCACAGCAAGCTCCAGCACCTGAGACACCGACCCCAGACATGCCACCACAGGCACAAGCTCCCGCAGCAATCCAACCACAGGTAGCACCAGGGGCACAGGACTTTACAACGCAATCTGACGGCAAGTCTATGCCAGACACATTCCCCGTTCGCTCACTAAAGAACCCAACCCTAGCTGGGTAGAAAGGAAATAAATGGAAGAAAATTATATAGAACAACTAAAGAAGAACCTAGCCTTTAACCGGGCTAGGCTTCAAGAACATATTGCGGCAGAAGCCCTGCTTTCTACAGAGGCTGGTCAGTTCGTGCTCAAGGTTATAGATGATGAAATTACTATTGCCGTAAACGCTATGACCAAGAACGAAGCGCTTGATCGCGACACATACCTCAGCCTACACGGGAGAGTCCGTGGCCTTCGCTCAATCCGCAACGTCATTACCGCACGGGCAGAGGATGATACAACAGCTAAGACAGTGAGAGAGATTGATGACCAACTCCGACAATTCGAATCGTAGCCCAGAGAGAGATAAGACTCTCTCCTCTCGCATTACAAAGATGCACGGCGGAGACTTTGTAGACGGCATCGCACCAGAGGAACTTGTCTCATTCAACGACTCTGAGTGCAAACACAAAACATTAGTACGCATAGAAGATGACCTCAACAGCAATACGTTTGCCTGCGCAAATCCAAATTGCAACGAGATATTCATCTATGATAAAATATAACTAACAAACTAATAGGAGAAAATAATGGACGAACAACCAACTACAGTAGACGCACTGGCTCAAGCAGTTGACACTAACATGCAGCAGGAAGCTCCGCAGGAGCAGCCACAAGAGCAACCTCAGCAGATGGCTGAACCTATGCAAGCACAGCCTGCACAGCAACCACAGGTACAGGAAGCTACTCAGCCACAGCCTCAAACCCCTCATTACCAGAGCTATGATGAATACATGAGCGGCTTGCTTGGTGAGCAGCAAGAGGTAGCACTTCCGAAGGTCACTGACATTCAAAACCCAGATGACCCAGAGAGCATCAACAACTTCTTTGGCGACGCCTTCGACAAGATCAGCCAGAAAGTTATGCAGCAAGTTCAGCAGCAGATGACTATCCGCAACAGTGAGCAGCGTCTCTGGAACGAAGCGATGGATGAGTACCCATCACTCAAGAACCCACAGGTTCGCAACATTGTCCACGCAGTCCGCATGCAAGCGCTCCAGAACGGCACAATGATGACTCCGTCACAGGCGGCTGAAAGCATCATCAACATTGCTGGCAACCAGTACCGCCAAGGTATTGCAGACAGCCAAGTCCAAACAACCTACACTCAGGTGCAACCTACCACGAACGGTGCAAGCCAGCCAGTCCAGCAGAAGCCAAGTGCAGCTGATCAGGCACGCATGATTGAGCAGGGTGGGGCAGATGCATTAGCCCAGATCTTGCAGCAGCGCATCGACGAAGGCACATTCTAGTAGCTATTGTTTTATAAATCTCTCCTGTGGTATTATATGTATGTATAAAAATAAACAGGAGAGATATAAAAAATGGCCCAATCATTGACATACAACAACAAGGCTGTTGTCGAAGATGTCTTGAGCTACATCACCAATCTCTACCCAACTGAAACGCAGTTGACTACCGGCCTCGGGAAAAGCAAGGCTGAGCAACCCGTTCACCAGTGGTTGGTAGATGGTTACGATACGCTTACTGACACATCGAACGACAAGAAAGCGGTTGAGGGTGCTGACTACGGTGCTGGGGATGTAACGAACCCAACTCGCAAGACGAACTACACCCAGATCATCGTCCAAGACTGGAAGGTGTCTGGCACTGAGGAAGCTTCGAAGCACGCAGGCATGACCTCGCCAAAGGCCTACCACAGCGCTAAAGCTATGGTGAACTGGAAGCACAAGCTCGAGTGGGCTTTGCTGCACGGTGTAGCCAACGCTGGTAACGCTACTACGGCTCGTGAGATGGGTGGCATCTTTGACCAAATCACCACCAACAAGGTCGCCAACCTTAACAACAACCTGACGGAAGCTTTGCTCAACGACTACTTCCAGAAGGTCTGGGACACCAGCCAGGCTGCTAGCGGTAACGCTGACGCTGTCTACGTTGGTGCTCGTGGTAAGCGAACCATCTCCAGCTTTACTGCTGGCAACACTCGCAACATCGAGGCTAAAGACCGCCGCTTGGTCAACGCCGTTGACGTGTACGAGAGCGACTTTGGTATCGTTAAGATCTTTAAGCACCGCTTCATCAACAGCGTGAAAGCTGCTGCTGACACTGGTAACCTCCTTGTCCTTACTGAGGCAACCTGGAAGATTGCGTATCTCCGTGAGCCAAAGAACATGGACGCACCAAAGGGTGGTGACTACGAGAAGGGTGCAATCGTGGGTGAAGCTACCCTCGAAGGCCTCTACGAAGCCGCCAACATGGCAGTCAAGGGTATCAAGAACGCCTAGTTCCTGTGCTCAGCCAGAGGAGACTCCCCTACCCAGGGGGGTTTCTTTTTGGTATAATTTAGTAAGAGGTATTTAAAAATGAAGAAAACAAAAAACTTTATACTAGCAGAAGACATTGTCAACGAGACAGACTACAAAAAACGCTGGAGAAAGGTTCATGACCTGCTCGGCAAGACTAATCCAAAAGCCCTTAAGGAGCAGAAAGCTCAAGAGCGTGCGCTTAAAAAGGTACGTGAGAACAAGGTGTATAACAAAAAAGAGAAAGGCGCTATGGGCCTAAAGTTTGGCGTAAGCGTACCACGCATGACCTGGCAAGCTATCGTAGGCGTAGATGAGATGCTCGACGGTAAATCCCGCCTATTCGATACCGCAAAGAAGGAATCAAAGGATCGTAGTGCTACTAACGGCCTAGTACAAGACCTAAGGGAGGTATTCCCAGAATATCGGGTGAACTAATATGATTGATCTATCAGACGTACTTATCCGACTCAACAACCTGATGGGGCGCAAGAACCTTCCAGCGGGTGAGACAGACAACCTAGAGCGGTATTGCCAAGATGCTTTTGATTACGCATGGCGGTACTACCCATGGACGTTTAGCAAGAAGCGTGCAACAGTAGCACCAAACAACCAAGGTGTCAGCTACCTGCCAGATGACTTCGATCTAGAAGGCTGGCGCAGTATTGACGGCGTATCAGAGGTGCAGCTTGGATCAGGTAGCTCAACCACAGTATCATTTGAGTTTGACCAGAACAAAGGCCTGTACAAAGCTGTTGGTGCTAATAAGTTCACCATGACCTACCAAACAGAACCGCCAGCACTCACGGCCAACAAGAAAGTACCCTTCCCCTCAGCAATGGCGGTTGCACTCGGTGCAGTGATCTACGCTAAGGAAGCAGACAACCCCGCTCACGCAGACGTTACACAAGAGTGGGATCAATTCCATGTAGAGCTTGACCGCCTAGTAGGCCTCGCCCAACGGCACACACCACGACACATTGCTACCTACCAGGATGTTATGGGTACATACACAGGAGACGTAGGAGACTAGTATGGTACGCTGGACACAACAACCCCAACATAGGTTACGTGCCGGAAGCGCTAATGCACGATACAATGATATTCGTGTAATGAACCCATCACGCGGTCTTAACGTGCTTGTGGCTGACATTCTTGCAAATGACAAGGAATCAACCTATGGCACAAAGAACATTGAGTACGTAGAGGGTGGTGCAGCAACAAAGCGCCCAGGATACCAAGCCCTGAACTTCAACCTATCCTCATCATCAAACGGTCTAGGGGCATACCAATCAGAGCGGTTCAACTATGTCATGCTTGCTGATGGCGGTAATATCCGTAAGTACCAGAACCGTGCGCTAAGCGAACCTCTATCCACTACAGTAACGGTAGACAAGGACAAGGTAGTCAACTTCACCTCTCTTTACCAGAAGACTTACATCTGGGACAAGACGAACGGTGGTGTTGTATGGGATGGGAATAAACTAGAACGTCCAGGTACTATGCCTCGTGCAGAAGGGTCTGTCATCTATAAGGGCTATCATGTAGCCTTTGGCACACCAGGCCAGCCATTCCGCCTATACTTTGCGCCGGCAAAAGAACCAAGCCGCTTCACTAACAGTGTTGCACCAAGTGACCCAAACGACATTGCTATCAACAACGCAGAGCAAGTACCAGGAGCTACTGTCTTTGCTGGTGACCAAACCTCTCGTGCTATCGACATCAATAAGAACGACGGCCAAGCAGTAACAGGTCTAGGCTTTTTCCAAGACGTCCTCATTGTGTTCAAGGAACGATCTATCTTTCAGCTATCCTTCAACGACTCAAACAACTTTGTGGTTCAGCGTGTATCAAGCTCATACGGCTGTGTGTCACATAACACTATTGCATCAGTAGAGAACGACTGCTACTTCCTTACAGATAAGGGCGTATATGTCCTAGGTAACGAGCCAAACTATTACGCCGCTATTCGTACGAACGAGCTTTCAAGCCGCATCAAGAACCTGCTCAAGGACATTCCACCTGCCCAATACACACGATGTACCGCAATGTACTACGACGACAGGTACTGGCTTTCAGTCCCGCTCAACAGTGAACGGAACAATACACTTATTGTATACGACCGACGATTCTATGCATGGGCACTATGGGACAATGTATGTGCCAACGATATACTCGCCTTTGTAGACAAGGACAACGACAGGAAATACCACCTAATCTTTGCTGATGATAAGACTACACAGATCCAGGAATTTGTCTGGGGTAAGTATGACGACAACGGTGAACCAATCGAAGCGGTATTCATTACCCGTGCATTTGAAGCAAAGTCTATCGAGCGGGAGAAATACTGGTACGAGCTATTCCCGATATTCCGTCTTACTACAGGTAGTGTGCAAATATCCTATGAAACAGAGAACGGTACAGCTGGTCACCCAGTAGAGCTTTCAACAGGACTGCCTGGCGGTCTTGGTACAGACCAGTTCGGGCAGTTAATCTACGGTACGTCTCAATCAGACACATACACAGAGAACGACCTTGGCCTATCAAATACTGGTGGGTCAGGTGGATCGTCTGTTACAAACACCTCTCACACCACATATGAGATTGGTGTCAATATTGATTCACGTACACTCAAGATCCGCTTCAGTAACGATACAGTAGGCGAGACCTTTACCTTACTAGGGTGGGTACTTGTGTACCAGCTCAAGGATCTTCAGAACCAAGACGGTAACTACACATTCCTATAGCCAGATGCTATACTATAACTATAAAAAATAAACAGGAGAAACAAAGTAATGGCAACACTCTCAGACTTTATAGGACAGGTTGCTGATGAGTTAGCTGCGATGGACGCAGACCAACGGGCGTGGGATGCTCGGCAAGCAGCTCAGGTTCAGGCAGCAGACCGACAAGCGATTGGCGGCGGTTATGGATATGCAGCACCACGTCGTGCAGCAGCACCAGTACGTCGTGCAGTACCGCAAGTAGACCCTCGTGAGGCACAAGAAAACGCAGAGCGGGGTAAGCTTCGTGGTGATATTCACGCACGAGTCAATGACCTTAATGCCCTCTACAACCAGTTGTTTGGTAACCTCGACAATGTAGCCGCTGAGCGTGCACGTGAGCTTGAGGACGAATACGGCCAGCAACTCGGTAAGGCAGCACAGAAATACGCTGACGGTGTTGCTACTATCGACAACAGCTACGCAGCCCTCGGTTCAGGCGACTCAACAGACCGCACCTACGCAAAGAACAGCGCAAAGAGTGGGTTTGAAGAGACCAACAAGCAGATCAAGAAAAACAAAGAGGAAGACCTGGCCAAGCTTGGTAACTACGTTGAAGGTACGAAAGCTAAGTGGCGTGCTGATCACGAGAGTGCTAACCGCCTCAACGGTCGTGCAGATGAGGTTAAGGATCTTACTGAGCTACGCGGTGGCCGTAACAGCATCGAGGACAAGATCGGTAACGTCAAGGCTGACATTGGTAACATGAACACTGAGTCTGGTGCTCGCGGGAAACTGTCTGAGCTTACTGGTGACGGTGGTCGTGCAGACAGCCTGAGTAGCGCACTTGACTCTATCCTCAAAAGCTCGATTGGTGGCGGGATGAAGGAAGCTGCTGTCGACAGTATCGGTAACGCTGCTGGCGCGAACAAGGGCCAGATTGACGAGATTAAAAAGAAAAACGCGGCACAGTTCGGTGACGCTTACACAGCACAGCAATAGGAGGTAGACCGTGTGGGGATTCTTTGAAAAGATTGGTAACGCCGTAAAAGGTAACGGTTGGCTCACGAACGATGAATGGCGTGAGTCTAATCGGCGTTTCCGCGAGAACGTAAAGCGCTATGAGCCAGAGCTATTCCAAGGCGATACCTATGTAGGACGCCAAGGAGGTGGCGGCGGTGGTTACCAAGCCCCACAGCAAAACTTCCAGTACAATGGCGGGGGAGATGAAACACTCTCCCCTGTTCAGCAACAGGTAGCTCAACGCTTTCAGGGCCAACAACAAGAGGCTCAACCTACCAACCAGCTGAACATCCAAAAGAACAAGCCAAAGGTAGACAAGAGCAAGCTCAACCAGAACGTTTCACACCAGGGGACAGAAGATCCCCAAGCTGCTGTTAGGGAGCGTGTACAAGCACAACTCCAACAGCAGAAGAAGGTTGAAGAGCAGAAGAATAACGCGCAGCACGCAGAGGCTGCTCAACTTGCTACTGCACAACCACAGAACGATCGTGGCAGGTATTATGAATCAGACGCGGCAAAGCTCCGCCAAGAGCTGGCCAAGGGAGACCAGGCCAACGAGGGATACATCCGAGGCCTTACCCAGTCACTGAAGAACCGAGCAAACGAGCTTGGTAGTTTGTCTAATAGGGAGATTGACGCACGTCGTAAGAAATACGGTATTGATGACGGCAAGAGCGACTTTCAACATGCAGGTGAGTGGCTATTTGAGAACGTTGCAGAAGCCCCTGTAAAGGCTACAGCTGGACGTGTAGTGACGTCACTAGCCCAGTTAGATGACGACACAAAGAAGAAAGTGTATGAGGCCCTAGATAAGGCAAATGAAGACTACAAGTGGGGGCGCATCTCCAAAGATAGGCTTCGGCAAATCCTTGAAGAGCAGGCAGGGCTGGACATCAACAATAAATGGAAGGTCACAGATGCCGGTCTTGCTAAGATGAACAATGGTGAGCAGCTGAAAAAGTTCATTGCAGACACTGTAGATGCTGGTGTTCAAGGGTCATCTCTAGTGCCTATGGCCGGTGCACTTAAGCCAGGTGCTAAAGCAGCTACAGCAGCTGCTAATACCTCATGGGTAAATGCTATAGGTCGGGCCGCAAAAGAGGCTGCAGTACAAGGATCTGCCGATACTATCAACGACCAACTGCATGATCGTAGTACGCCAGAAGGTACATTCCTCAACTTCATAGCTCCATTCTCACTTGGTCTAGCTGGTAGCTCATTGCGCGGTCTAGGTAAAAACTTGGATGAGGGGGCATTACGTGCAGCTACCCGAGAGTTAGATGGCGACATTAAGATCCGCAACGAACCAAAGCTAGACACCACAACCCCAAGGGAGAAGCTTGAGTCTCGCCCTATTTTGGGTGATGATTTGCGATCACGAGAAAACCCTGTTAGGAATATCGTAGATGATATTAACCTCAGAGACCGTGAGGTTCGTCCTCGTCTTGCTGAGGAGGTAGAAGCTAATACTTCAGTAAAGGAAGGTACACCTCAAGAGGCAATCAAGGAGGCTTCTCCAGTAGAGAAGAAGGCTATCGAGCAAGCAGAGACCAAGATCGACAACGATCCAAACATGACTCCTCAACAAAAAGAGCAAGCAAAGACTGAGCTTGAGCAACGCTCGCAAGAGCTTACTGAGGAGATTAACCAGAACAAAGCTAGTACAGATGAAGCTGTAGCAAAGCAAGAAAAGGAGCTGAACGAGAAAACCCAGGAGCTTTCTGACGATATTAAGCAGGCCCGCGAACAGCAAGCAGCAGAGACAGCTCCAGTAGAGGGCGTACAACAAAAAGCACCAGCACAGTCATCAGAGGTACAGGCTAACAACGCCTATGACTTTAACGCAGCAGACGCAGCCAAGCGCTCATCATCAGACCTACAAGATGACCTCATGCGTGCTATGGGGTACGACATTGATGGCAAGGCTCGTAACAGTGTAGTAGGTAAGACACTTGGCCTTATCCCAAGAATCCAGCAGGCATTAGGCAACAAGCTTTCTGACGCTACAAACGAGGCACTCTCAAAGGGTATCAACTCTCGCAACAAGATTACCTCCACCCTAGCTCAAGCTCCACGAAACGTATGGAGTATGTTTGGTCGTACAGATGCAGAGCGTGCCGCCCTGAACCGCTACAAAGGCCAGATAAACAACGCTGGTGCTGTAGTAGACCAGATTGCAGCACGTCGCAACAAGGCCATTGAGAAGGCTGGTAAGGAGACAGGGTGGACTAACCCACAGATCCGTGAGATGGTAGACCGCGTGTTTGAGTCTCCAGAGGTATTGGCCTACCGGTATGGCGCAGACCACAACTACAAGATCACTCCAGACCAACTACCTGCAAGCCTACGCAGTGTCGTAGAGGAAAGTATCCAGCTCAACAAGCTACGTAACGAGATTAACCACAACCTAGGTATCATCAACGACAAGACATACGAGGCCTTTAAGGACGGTATGCATACACCACGTATGTACGACATTGACTTTTCTACCGGCAAGTATGGCGACGTTGACTTAAACAGGCTAGACAAGACAGCAGGTATTGATCGCCTTAAGTGGGACAAGATTGATGACGCAGTCAAAGACAAGCTCATAGACCCATTCTCCTCACAGGACGCCCGTCTCAAGAAGGCGTTAGAGAACAAGGCAAAGATCGACGCAGCTAATGATCTGTTCGAAAACATTGCATCGTTTAAGACTCGCCCTAATAGCGGTTTTGTGCAGCTAAAGGGCAAGCAGTACGGCAAACTAGAGGGTCGCTGGGTAGACCGTGAGATTGCAGAGACTATCGAGGGACACCCTATCTTCAAGTCTGACATTGCTAAGAGTACCCAAGGCTTGATCGACTCTTACCAGAACAGCAAGCTAGGCAAGCTAGACCGTGCAGGCAAGTGGACAAAGACAGTCGGTTCGCCTGGTACGCACGTAGGTAACATTGGATCTAACCTTACCCTATTCTCAACTGGTGCAGGTATTGATCCTGCAACTGCTGCTGCTCGTGCACTGGGCGCTGCTCGTGATCTTATGGGCAACAAGGTAAACGCAGACATTTACAAGCTGCGTAAGGCAGGTATCCTTGGTGGAGACACAGGCCGTGCGCTACGAGGCGCTCCAGAAAAGGAAGCCCTCAAGATCAACTCTCTCCTTACTCAGACAGAGAAGCCAAGCTTTAATACGCTACGCAAAGCCCTGGGTGGGCTAGAAAGTTTCTACGGCGGTACAGACGAAGCCTTCAAGCTTGCTACTTACCGAGAGCTAAAAGCCCGTGGGTACAGCGATGATGCTGCTATGCGTGTTGTACGTGAGCAATTCCAGGACTATGACAACGTTGGTCGGGCTATCAACATGGTTGCAGACTCACCTGTCCTAGGTAAGCCGTTTGCTCGCTTTATCCCAGAGCTTGGTCGTATTACTAAGAACACAGCAAAGAATAACCCACTAGGTCTAGCGGCTGGTGTTGGTGGTCTAGCACTTGCGTCTGACGCAGCAAGCAAGGCTGCTGGTGAAACAGAAGCTGAGCGTAATGCTCGTGAGGAAGCTGTAGGCCAGACGCGTATCCCTCTTACCTCACTCATCAACAAGGCCCTCACAGGCCGAGATAAGGACGTGTCTCTGAATATCCCTGTAGGTGACAGCTCAGTAAACATTGCTCGTGCAGTAGGTATGAACTTCCCTATTACTCCAGACAACAAGGATGCTACATCAGCTACGATTGATCAGCTTAATCCACTATCTCTGCCCTTCCGTAAGAATGCCCAGGGCGATACTGTATTTGCGCCAGAGCAAGCTGTTAGCTCACTCACCTTCCGCCCAATTGCAGACGAGCTAGCTAACCGTGACTTTATGGGTCGACAGATTGATGATCCAAAGAACAAGGTTATCTACGAAAAGGACGGCAAGAACGTTACCTCTCTCAATGGTAAGCCTTCTGAAGAAGAGCAACGCAACAACCGCCTACGTCACCTTGCTATGTCTTACCTGCCATTTGCCAACGAGGTAGACGCTATCGGTTCAGCCGCTACTAAGGGCGAGGACTACTACGGTAAGAAGCGTGATCTAGGTCAGGCAGTAGCACGTGCCCTCGGCTTTAAGGTTGAGAGCAACGACAAAGATGCACGACAGAAGCGTATCGCTAGCCAGAACTACTATGAGGATAACGTCAATAAGGTGAATGAGTTTCTCAAGCAAAACCCTGATCTGGTTGATGCATACTTCAAGATCAACAACCCAACCAAAGATCGTGAGACTGGTCGCAAGGTTGGTGACGTAATCACCCCAGAGAAATGGGATGTTGTCAACAGTGATACTTCTGGCCGTCTGTTCAACTTCATGAAGGAGCAAGCAGTACGACAATTCCGTGCAGATGGTAAGCCCATCGATCCTATCTTCCACCTTACACCTCAGCAGGCTAAGTATGTGTCAGAACTGCGTAGCCGCCCAACAGGTGAGGATGAGGAAGCTAAGGAGATTCTCCGCGCTACAGAGCCTTGGTATCAGCAGTTCGAACAAGCACAGAACAACTTCTACAAAGCACAGGCAGAGTACTTCAAGTCTAAGCCTTCTAACGACGCTACTATGAACGAGCGGGTGAAAGCCTACCAGGAAGCGTCTATGCCAGTAGAGCAGCCTGAAGCTATCAAGCAGTACTACCAAATCAAGGCAAGTGATCCAGCTGCAGCCAAGGCCTTCTACACCAACAACCAAGAACAACTCAAGGCTGCCTTTGATAAATACAACCAAGATCGTCTGGTGCGTGTCAACGCTATGCGCAGGATTGAAGGCTACCCGCCACTATCACCAGAGGTATACTTCAACAAGAGCTTTGGCTTCGACGCAAACTATGACCAGAACCAAAAGCGCGGTGGCTTCTCACGAGGCGGTGGATTTGCACGAGGTGGCTTTGCTCGTAAAGGCTTTGGCGGTGGTCGTTCAGGTGGAAGCGGTGGTCGGGATAACCCATACGAAAAGAATGCCCTCAATGACGTAACTACTACACAGCTCACTCCTGTGTACAACCCAACCAAACCTAAAGAGGCTAACCTCAACATCCTCAAGGCTGTAGTAAACGCAGCTAAAGCAGGAAGCGGTGGAAGCCGTACACGGGCTAAGCTTGGTGCTAGCGCAACTGGACGTTCACGTAAGAAATAGCATATAATAAGAAGAAAAGGATATACAATGGCTTGGCAAAACTTCTACTCAACAAAACTGTTCGCAGAGATTAGCGCAACAGATACAACCATTACCGTGGAGAAACCACCAAAGACAGCCCCGGGGCGTCTGGTAATCGAAGCACGTAACAAAGACAAGCGGGAGATTATCTCGTTCGGATCTATCTCAGGTAACCAGCTACGCGGTGTAGCACGAGGGATTGGGGGGACTACAGCCACCTCTCACCTCAAAGGTTCAGTAGTTGAGATGAACGTTACAGCAGAGGATCTAGAGGAGGCGCTAAACCTCCCTAACACCCTTACTCAGTTCATCGATGAGGATATTGGTGACCACATTGTACCTAACACAGGCTACTACTACAAGCAGAGTGGCTTTCGTGCAAACATGGGTAGGATTGTTTACTACATCAACGGGCATCGCTATGCAAAGGATGTGACCGACCAACACACATTCTCTCCTAATAAGGACACGTATGTGAGCATCGACACAAACAAGGTTGAGTATTTTGATGAGTACAACCTCAACTCAGACGCACCAACACCTCGTGCAGATCGTATCCTTGTAGCGAAGGTTATCACTAACGGTTCAGGTATTGAGCGTGTAGTTCACTACAACCACGGCCCACTCTCCTCACTGCCTGGGTACACGTCAGAGATTCGCCCAATCGTTGGGTTCGAGTGGATGGGTAAGCAGGTATACCGCAAGTGTCTGTCATTCCAAGGACGAGGTGATGGTGTAGAGAAGGTGTATGGTATTGATGATGTTGTAGCGAACATCGATGAGCTTGTACGCCTAGATGCATGTATCAATGTCGGCGATACGGGTGAGCGCTGGGGTAACAACTTCCGTAACCCTGCCTCTCCAAACACTCAGGTGTTTATCCTCAAGTTCGCAGACTTTGGTGGTAAACGACAGCTCACATACACCTCAGGGCAGGATGGTAAGATCAATGTCATCATCGAGTTTACTAAGCGGTTTGAATAAAATATAACAAATAGGGCGCTACTATACACTGGCAAATAGCTGGTGTATAATAGTGTAAAAAGGTAAAAACAAACAATGGCAGAGAATCAATCAATGAACCGGTGGGAGATTAAAGAGATGGTCGACAACGCCATCCAGGCCCACGAGACTCGCAAAGAGGGAATGTTTGTCCCTGTGTACATGCTTGAGCTTTATAAGAAGGACATAGAGGCCAAAGTACACGATCTAGAGGGTGGCGTAAAAGAATTAAAGGACGCGGCACAGGATGCTAAAGAGCGTAACAAGTGGCTATTCCGTTTAGTTGTTGGTGCAGTGCTCACGTCGTTTATTCCTATCGCTATTGCCTTACTGAGCAAAAACGGAGGTATGTGATGGACAATATCATTGCTTGGATCAAGAAAGATTGGCTGCTTAAGATTCTAACAGTGATGATGTTGTTCAGCCTTTCATTTAGTATCTATACTCTATACAAGAGTCTTACTCTTCAACCAGGCCAATCAATCACCATCAGTGGTGGAACAAAAATAGAAAAGCCGATTACCCAAATCGTAGACGCAAGACTGAATGGATCAGGTAACCTAGTAGTCACATACTCAACAGGCGAGTCCAGGGAGGTTGGCACGGTCACTGGTAAGGATGGAGCTGATGGTAGACCACCTACCACACAAGAGATTGCTCTAGCTGTAAAGGCCTACTGTCTGACAAACAAATGTTCTGAATCACCCACAAGCGCCCAGGTACTCCAGGCGGTTTCTGCTTTTTGCGAGAACGGTCAGTGTACAGGTAAGACAGGTAAAGACGGTAAAAGCGCTACAGACGAACAGGTAGCAGAGGCAGTAGCAAAGTATTGCGCTAGCGGTAAATGCCAAGGGGCGACAGGTGTGGCAGGAAGTAATGGCACTAACGGTGTTGATGGTAAGGACGGAAAGGATGGATCATCTCCTCAGCTGGCCTGCGTCAACGTCAAGGATAACTCAGGCAACCAAACATCATGGGTAGCATGGAAGTACGAGGGTGAAGCAAATACCGCGTACCGTCGGCTATACAAGATCGATGGTGATAGCAACTGTATTAACATTTAACAAGGAGAAAAGTTATGAACGACTTTCCAACAGCAGTCGACATTCCTGTCGAGCAAGACCAGTTAGGGGGTGATAGTGGCTCAAGTGTATAACCCAAACCTCAACATCCCAGCTCAACGTGGCTGGTGTTTGAAGTATGTGGATGACGCTACTAACGCCCCTAGCCGCACACCAAGAGCACGTGCTGCGTATCTTAATGAGCTTAATGCCGGCCGTATCAACACCGGTGAGCTACCTTGGGATGAGTGGGTGTATGGGTTCTTGGACTTTACTGTAGGCGAGTATACAAACGATGGTCATGTGTTCATCATCAAGCGCCATCAGGGTGGTATTGATATTCACGACTCAGAGGTTCACTCAGGTGCTCGTAATGTCTACCACTCTATTGAGGAGCTACTTGCATGGTTTGGTATGTACCGTCCTGTCTACACAGGTTGGAGCGGATCATGTGATGGTCGCACAATGCAAGAGGCTGTACGTGATCGCCAGGATGAGATTAATTTCTTGAACGGTCTGTACCACCAAATCCTTGAGCGTGACGTAGATGATGCAGCCAAGCAGCACTACCTTAGCCAGATTGATAAGGGCTGGAACTGGGAACAGATCAAGCAGGATCTTATCAACAGTGCAGAAGGTAAGGTTGTAGCAGAGCGGGTAGAGGCTCGTAACCGTGCACTACGTGAGGCTTATGAGTCAGAGACCCATGAGATTAGTCGTCTTTACCAGGACATCCTTGGCCGTCTACCAGACTCACAAGGGCTTGAGCATTACCGCAATCAGATCCGCAATGGTTGGAACTGGACAATGGTAGAGCAAGACCTGCTTAATAGTGCAGAGAGTAAACAACGCCAAGAGCAAAAAGCTTCTGAAGCCCATGCTGCTGAAGCGGCAAAGAAGAACGAAGGTGAAGGTGCTGCAAAGCCTGAGACCCCAGCTCAACCTGAGCCTGCTCCTCAGTCAGAGACTCCGTCTCAACCCGAACCACAACCAGAACCTACTCCCGAGACTCCTGCTTCTGAGCCTACGCCTCAGCCCGAGGTTGTACCTCAACCCGAGACTACGCCTCAACCAGAAGTAGAACCATCTACTCAAGACCGTGTGGCAGAAACGCCCGCAGAGACCCCTGAGAGCCCCTCAGAGCGGCCTAAGGCTGAAGAGACTACAACTATACTAAAAGACATTCGTAACCTACTACAGGCCATTCTAGACGCTATTGTAGGTATCTTTAAAAAACAATAGGAGAACAACAATGGAAGCACTAAGTCTACTTATCGTACCAGCAATCGTCAAGATCTTTGACATGCTCAACAAAAAAGAGTGGGGCGGTATCGGCAAGGTTATCCTTGCTGTTGCTGCTGGTATTGGTTACCACTTTGTAACCAGCCAATTTGTGTTCACAGACGCAGTATTGTACGAAGGTATTGCCTTTGGTCTGCAGGCTGCTGGTCTTGTGACTGTGGCTGCCAAAGCAGGTAAGCGGTAATGTTCGGCGGTTATCTACGGCCATACCATATCGAAAGCTTTCTCTCTCGTCACTCAGGTGGTGGCGGGGGAGGGGCTGCACCCGCACCTCAAGAGAACCGTCTGCCTAATGATGATCTGATTAGTTGGTTTAAACCAGGGTCAGTATTAAACCCTTCGACAGAGAAAGGGCCAATCGATGGTAAGCCCGCGTATGCTTTTGTTGCTAATAACCCAACCACATCACAGCTTATCTTTATGGGCAAAAACAATTTCCCTAACCATGCCTACTTTAATATCTGGGCAAAAGGTACAGGTAGTTTTGTTATGATGGTTCAGCGTCGTGCGGGTGGATGGAATATTTATGGCCAGAAAAATCACACCCTGACCAGCAGCTGGGAGCAATATACGATTGAGTATACTGCATCAGGTTACGACCCGAACGACGTAGTCGGTTTTAAGATTGATACCCGTGGTGCTGCTAACGCGCCTACTGACATGCTTATCTCTGCCCCAAGTATTACAGACTCTGCACCAGAGCCTCCGCGCCCACAAGCTCCAGCAACACCGATAGGAGACGGTACAGTACGTGACCGGTGGATGGAATGGCTCAAGTCTCAGGGTGCTACAGGCTACCACCTACACGAGCTAGAGATTAGCTGGCTACAGAAGCTTGGTCACACTGGTACGTTTGCAGATATGGTTATCCAGAAATGGCAAACAAAAGACGCATTAAGGGACTGGTTTTTGAATAGCTGATGTGCTACAATAAGGATGTCAAAATAAACACTTGACATAAAACTCCTCCTTTCCAAGAAGACTCCTACTGCCCCCCTGTACGGTAGGGGTTTTCTTGTTATAATGGGTGTATGAAGAAACGTAAATCAAATAGAAAAACACTAGTCAACAAATTGGATAGGCTCTTCTCTGAGTATATCCGTAAGCGAGATACCAAGGACGGTATGTTTATCTGCTGCTCGTGTGGACGTACACTCCCGTATGAGGAAGCAGACGCAGGACACTTTATCAACCGCAAGTGGATGCCTACCCGCTGGGACGAGACAAATGTACACGCTCAGTGCCGTAGGTGTAATAGGTTTGATGAGGGTAACATCCCAGAGTACTACAAGTTCATGATCAACAAGTATGGTGAGACTCATGTAAATGAGCTTCTAAAGAGAAAAACATCTGGCGATAAAATATCTAACATCGAACTTGAACGATTGATTGGGTATTATGGTGATATGCTCGATGACTAAGGAAGGGCCTCTAGTCGAGGCCTAACCTTAACTATTGAGTGCTCGCTTTAGCATCTCACTTGCAGCCTGCTTAGCAATTTGCAGGCCTTTTTCTTTACCAGCATCAAATCCAAGTTCGTAACCTTTCTTAGCTCCAAGCCGGTACATTTCTTTCATATCCTTCTGGGTAAACATTTGATCTGCAATGTCTCTCTCTAATGCAATCTCTTGCTTACTCCAGAGGCTCTTGAGCCATGTGATAAACTTCCTCACAGTTTAGTTTCCTCCAGTATATAGCCTTCGCTATCCATTCTTACTCTCACTATCTCCGCTGGATGATTCGAGATTGATAGCAAATGTTTTAGATCCTGTGCATTCTTCTTGCGGTAAAACACTACGGGGGACAGATCGCTCTTGACTATGTACTTCGTCTCGATACTCTCTGGCTTCCCTCTCTCTATCGGTGGCAAGCCGCTGAGCGTCCGCTTTAGAAATGAATCTACCGCGGCTATCCCTTTCTCGGTTTTCCACCATTTCCCGAAACCTCTCTTTGTCCATCCTGGCAAACCCTTTTTTGACACGCCTTATACCTCCATTATATCCGCCAAGGATACGGTAGGCAGGATGCAGTCTCTCCTCTAACATCTTGCCCCATGATCCCCATTTGCGGTTTACAGTTTCTATACGCTTCCTGTCTCGCTCTCTCATCGTACACCCTTTGCCTCATCTCCCCATGATCGCATCAGTGATTGGCAACCGTTGATGTGTAATGTAACGCCCTTTACTACAGCTTCTAGACGTTCACGTTTACCCTTCACCTCTGCCATGCGTAGTGTAATGTTACGCTCCATCTCTGCCATGCTCACACGCTTGCCGGCCTCCAAAGCTTCTGCCCTATCACCAGACTCCTCAGACAACACCTTGTACTCTAGCTGTCTGTAGGCCTGGATAAACTCTGCATAGTGATCATACAGGATAGTAGCATAGCCAAGAAACTCAGCTAGGTGGGAAGGCAGGACAGCCGGATTCTGCCCCACCTTCTGCTTTACATAATCAAGCTTGAGCTGGCGGAGTTTATTAATAACCTCCTCAGTCTTCATTATACCCCGAACAGCTCTCCGACCTTATCAAGGGTCTCATTGCTGATAGGTTGACCTGGCTGCTCTGCGATGGTATTGGCAGGTACGGCCGCTGGTTGGATCTGGATTACTTCAACACCAACCTTCTTAGCGACAGCGTCAACAGTCTCTTTAATAGACAAGATCATCTCAGCCATATCATCAAGCTGTGTGCTCGATAGTGCGGGTTGAGTAGCTGGCTGTGCTGTATGAGTAGCTGGCGCTGATACACCCTGCGGTGTTTGCAAGCCCTTGAACTTCCAGTAGTTCGTGCCCTTCTTGCTTGTCATCTGTACAAGCTCACCATAGATATTACCAGTAGTAGGTACGTTACCCTGCTTTTTGTTCAGCATAACACCACCGTCAACACCTTCAAACGTACACCAGTAACCCTGGAATGTGCCGTGCTGTGTGCTGAATGGTTCGCCCATTGGGCTGAATGATGTTAGGTTATAGAATTGTGCCATTATTTTGTACTCCTTAGTTCTCGTTTAATTTGTTTTTCTAGATCCTCAGCGTAAGCTTTCATCGTCTGATGCATTAGTTCAAACATAGCTACACCGCTTTCAATGTTACCCTCTCCAGCAATAAGGGCTTTACCGTCTGCACGCATAATACAGATAAGCCCGCCATCATAACCTTTGAGAATGTCAGCGATGTGCTGTTTGGTTTCTTCCTTAGTCATCTATTGTCATCTCCATAAATCGTTTATATTGTTCTGGGAATTGGTTCTGTAATTTGTCCATCATTTGATCTGGTGTAAGCCAGTTCCAATCCTCATATTGCCTGTATAACTTCACCTTGTGCATATCTAGTAATGCAACAAACGGTGGTAATTTCTTTGTAATGAATACTGTTTTTAGATCATCTATCTCCTTATCTATCTCCTCCTTATATTCGAGTGGATTAATTTTGAACGAGGCGACACGGTAGTCATCGGCATTCAAGTATTGCAAGTATGCCTCAGACACATTATCACCCAGACAGTAGTAAGCTAATTGAATTGCGTGATGGTAATATGGTTGATCCTCTCTGTCTACCCGTTGATACGCCATCTTGGTAACAGACTTAATCTCGTGGTATACCATCGTATCACCAACCTGCTGGGCCATGTCAATATACCCAACACCTCCACGATAACTACCTGGCTTCTGGAATATGAACGTACCTGCAAGGACATTACCAGGCTCTGCCTCTACTGGTGTGTTGTCTGCTACCTTACTTGCGTCAATACCTGTAAGAAACTTAATGGCCCTTTCCTCAACGTCATTGCCTCGGACAAACTTGCCAAGCAGAAATGCATCGATCTGATCAGGCACACCAATCAAGCTAAGCACGTTCCATAGTAGTGGGCGAGAAAGCTTACCACCACTCACCTTACCTGATGGAATATGCTTGGCCATCCTCTCCTCATTATCTGCTATAAGCTTCTCGTGAATCTTTTCAGCAAATGCACGCACCCGCGTAGCAGGAGGTGTGCCGTTTAGTAGATCACGTGTTGGAATCTTAACTCCAGCTGGCATCTATATCTTCTCCTAATCCTAAATTATTTACTGCTAAATCTCTGTTTGATTGTGAGTCTAATTCAAAGTAAAGGGCATAGATACGTTCAATACCTACACCCCTCTTATATAGCTCTGCAATCAATTCATCATTTTCGTATGCTTCCATACTCTCATTCTACCTTATAGTTTATATGGCTGTCAACAGTTGTGGTTGTTAAAGTTATTATGCACGGTATGTCTTGCCAAATCCGAACTTGGTATTAAATTCCTCTTCAGTCACATCTCTTGCTGAGGTAGGAATCCAGCCATCCTTTGGTTCAGTAATACGTGTCTTGTCCCAGTCAAACCCAGCAATACGCTTCTCATAATCGATAGCCATGTTGCGTGCCTTCACCACCTTACAGAAAAACTTGTCTGTCTCAAACTCATTATCTAGATTCTTGCGTGAGGCCACTAGGATAACGTCAGCATCGTACCCGATAGCTGCTGTACCCATCAAGTCCTCTGTCTCAATCTCAAACCACTTACGTTTGAACTTACCATTCTCTGCCTTACGCAGTGACACGATGACAATGAACGGCACTTCATACTTAAGGGCTAACTGCTTCATGAGCTTCGACATCTTTGCCACTTCCTCATGAGTCATACCCCGGCCTAGATACTGGAGATAGTCAAGCACTACTAGTTCAACACCTTCCTCAATACCAGACTCAAAGATCTTCTCTAGGTGTCGGTAGTCAATCTGATACTCTGTTTGAAAGTAAATGTCCAGCCCCTCGATAGTCCCACCATTCATATGGCGAAAGCGTGAGCCTGCCTCTCCCTTGCGCATCTCAAGTGTAATGAACAGCACACCATGGTTCTTGGCTACGTTCACTGCAATGTTCTGTGCAAGGGCAGACTTACCATTATTAGTCTCACCGCCAATAAGGGTAAGCTCTCCTGGCTTGAGTCCACCAATCCTCTCATCAAGGCTAGGTAGTCCAGTAGTAAGACCAGACACCTTGCCCCAAGTCTTAGCAGCTTCCTCAATCTCATCAGCAATATCAGAGATATGAACAATGCCACCTTCCTCTGCTGACTCACGAGTAGACAGCTCTTGCTCACCACCAATGACAATGTCCTCTAGTGTTTCACTAGACAGCTTCTTCACATCCCTTAGGACGGCTTGGGCTCGCTTTTCTCTGAGCTTTGACTCAACAGCTTTTTCAACCTTGTCGTCTGCCACTGTGTCTCCTTTCTCCTTTCTCGCAAGTACTTGAATAACCTGCGTCTTAATTCGTTTGTATTCTTTGCTAGCTCTGCATACTGCTCAGCTGCGTCTATATCACTCTCAACATAGTACTCAGCCATCATAGCAAAAGCTTTTGCCTGCTGTTCGCATAGCCTTATCTCATCACCGATAAGGGAGAGGTGGCGCTGCATGTCGCTGATAGACTCATTAACAGACAGCTCCAACCTTTCACTCTCACTTAGTTCTTTGAGCATTAAGGCTTCAGCACTAAGGTCTTCGTATTCTCCCATTCAATAGCTTCCTTTATATCACTCAATGCTTTATCAACAGCTCCTGTTCTATTAAAGTTCGGTATAGTGTTTGGGGCGACATATACAACTAGATCCTCACCTTTGTTTAATATATCACGATGACCATCTAGCACGTCAACTATTGAGCCATGAGTGGACACATTGTGGTAATTGTTGACAGCAAAGCACAAGCGTCTGATAAAGCTAGGGCTAGCCACAGCAACCAAGTCAACAGGATTGAGTGGATCACCAAAGTCGTTCAGCTTTACCTCTATCCACTGTGTCTCCTCTGCACTCATAAATGTAGTAGACACCCTAGCTCCGCTTATATACAAGGCATTGATTACCTCAGCAAGCTTCTCTGCACCAAGCATTACATCCTCAGCATCGTAGCTAGCTGACACACTAGCATTGATATACACCCGGATAACCTTACCTGTTAGGTCACCATTGATATTCGTACCAAACACCTCAGGCTCTCCAGATATATACCTTCCCATGTCCAAGTAATCACCAGTGACATTAAACTCTACGTCTGCTCCGGCTGCACCCACATTCTTAATGTACTTCTGCTGGAATCCTTTCGGTAATAGTTTGTGTCTCTTATACTTGAATAGGTCTAGCGCTTCATCTAGAGACTTAGTGCCATACCATTCTATATGGTTAATGTAGGTACTCGAACCAGTCTTTGGCTTGTGGCTTGACACATAGTCAACAAGCGCTCCTATGTTTGGTGCGACGAGCGCCGGCCTCTTGTCTTCGTCCCTACCTGTCAATTCCTTTGTCGTCCAGCCGACAAAAACATCTCCATCTTTTTTTAGTTCAGCCCAATCACGAGGTAATAGCATACTACCTCCCGAACAGTTCACTAGAGGCGGAGTGTTCGTATGCCTCATTGGCTTTGGCTACAACCTCGTCTGCGTACTCACTAGGGATGTATGGTACAAGCACCGCCTTCCAAATGCTCGCAACATCCCACCCGATTATGTGGAGGGCTACGGCCTTCTGTGTTGTGCGTGGTGTAATCATCGCATCAATCTTTCGTCCTTCGCACCATGACCGAGCTGCAGTGATAGCATTATAGATAGCAGTGTTTTTTCCTGCAATAGCACGCTCAACCTTCTCGTCAATATTCCAGTGGAAGATTGTGAACCGATCAAGCGTAGCTGCGTCCAGCCGGTTACGACCTACATACTTCATACTCTCGCCCTTACCATAGGTATTTGCTGTTGCAATAAAGTGAAAGTCTTTGTGTGCCTTAACCTGCTTATCGGGGAAGATACAGATACCATTGCTCAATGCTGAGTTGATCTGGATAAGCACATTGCTGTTACCTGCGTCAATCTCATCCATCACAAACACACCACCCTTCTCATAGGCTTGACGGAATGGTGTAGTACGATATGTGCCACCTGCATCAATGAACCCGACAATGTCAGACTTGCTTGTCTGTGCGCCGACACTTAAGGCGTAGAACTTCAGACCAAGCGCTTCTGCTACCTGTGCTGATGCATGTGTCTTACCACTACCGGCGCTGCCTGTGAGCATAACGTTGAGCCCTGCACCTACCATATTGATAAGACTCGGTAGTTGGCTATGCTTCACACCTTTAACCAGGTTGTCCCCGTTGTCAGTTACAACCTTGAGTACCTGTTGCTTTTTTATTTCCTCTCGGAGTACCTTAAGCTCTCCGTCTAATCTATTATCAAGATGATTGGATACAGCCTCGTCCAATTCCTTGGCGAGGTCATCCCATTTGTTTAGCTTTAGCATTTTCCACCTTTTCAATTATTTTCTCAAATGTTACATATTGCTTGACTGTCATACCCATTGGATCTTTCTCAAGCTTTGCATAGGTTTGCCTTGTGACCCCCATAATGGAGGCCACATACTCTTGGCTTAGTTTAGCTTTCTTTCTTTGTCGTTTGATCTGCTTCGGTGTTATCATTCAATACCTCAATAGCTGACTCAATAAAGTTGCTTGCGTAGATCATAGCCAGAAAGTTAGCGCCCGCTTTGTCTGTGCCTACAGCATTAGGTAGTTTCTTGCGCATGTCCTTCATAGTAGATACAACATAGTCATCAAAGAATGTAGCGATGGCAACACCCTTAGCTAGTCGCATCATCTGTGCCCGGCGGTACTCATCCTCAAACCATTTCTCTGGACTCTTGAATACAAAGTCAATTGATTCATTATGTACTTCTCGTAGCTTATCGAGATATTCTTCTGTTTGTTCTTTAAAACCTTTACTCATTTTCTTCCTCCCGCATTAAACCTTCAATATATTCTTTATGTTTAGCAACGTCCCTATCTGCTCTAAGCTCTTCCTCTGTCACCTTATCTCCCATCTTGTCTATTAGTTTTGCTATATACTCTTGTGTGTGTTCTCGCGCTTCGATAAACTTCTTAGCTTTCTTTACTGCGCTAGCATCCTTCATCTTTTTCTTACAATACTCCAGCAACACTGTAGCCATCCCTTCTCCGTTGGTCTCTATATACTTAGCAAGCAACATTGTCTCAATGCCTCCAACATCATCAGTCAGCCCAGAGGTGCTCTTAAGTTTATTCAGCATCAGTCATCACACTCCACTACTGCAAACGTATCGCCAAGCTTATGTTCGATTATCTTTTCTCTGTCTGTCGCCGTAAGTTTATTTGCTGCGGACAGTTTATTCTTAGTAAAGACAATCTTTATATCGTCACCATCCTCTTTGTATTCTTTTACATACAGTCCACTAATATGTTGCACCACATAGTACCTGTAACGGTACTCATCATGCACAAAAGAAAACTCTGTGACAAGCTTCACTAGGAGTTTGGCTTTATCTTCTGGCATGAACCTAGTTATCAGTCTAACTTGCCCCACACCAGGATAGACGGTGGCCACCTTCTTCCCGTGGTAGAATACACCAACCCTATCACTCGGACGTTCGCGGTGCACATTACATCCTAGGTTCTCAGCCAAATTAACAAATGTGTAGTAGTTCATTATTCAATTATCCTCACAAAATGTATCTCTTTACCAAATAGTTTTACTAGAACATCCTTCTTGTCTTGTGTTATATATCTGTCTGCCTTATCTGCATCACCAACCATCTCGACCTGTGCGACAAATGAGTTGTAGTATTTCTTCATATCAACACTCTTGACATACATATGGTTACTATGCCTAGCAACAAGACGGTCGCGACGTTCAGTGTATGGAGTGTCAACAAATTTGTTCAAGGCCGACACAAACGCTCGCCTGTACTCGATTGGTACATTGCTGGTATCTGCCCAGTACGCAAAGTCTTTATCCATAAAAATCTTTGCACACAGTTTACCGCTGTAGTAAACATCAACGCAATACTTATGATCTTGTACTGTGATCTGTTTCTGTTTAATTGTTTCTTTAAATACATCAAGATTCATTACATCTTAACCTGCTTAGTGATTGCGCTGCGTACGCCACGTGTGTATGCCTTAGCCTGCACAGTATCGAGCCGGCGGTTGATTGCATCTACAATGGCTTCACGGTCACTAATCTCTGCAAGCATCTGATCCTTGTAGGCTTGTAGCTCTGACTCAGGCAGACCGTCTACAACCTCTTGCATTTCGAACATCGTGTCTTGAATAGGTTCACTCTCTGGTGTTTGCCAATCGTGCGGCTCGGGATGTTCGCCCTTAATGACTGACCGTGGAATAGCGAACGATTGAACTGCATCACCTAGGACTGCGCTGTTACGTTCAGCCAATAGCTCCTCTGGTGATGGTGTGTCAATCATCATGTCGTTATATGGGCTTTGCGAGCTAGGCTCGTACTGTCCAATATGTTTCTTGTACTCTGTCATACTTTCCTCCGTTTGATGTTTACAGTGTCCGCGCAAGTGATCGCTTAATGTGTCGAACTGCGCCCACTTGTCGTTAGTTTCTTGGTTTAGTTTTGGTGTGTTGTAGTTCATTGGTTCTCCTTATTCGGCGTTGCCGTGGTGGCTTCGCCATTAATTAATTGTTTACTTTGTTCTGGTGTGATAGGCTCAGCGATATAATCATCTGCCCTACCTGATACCTGTGGCAGTGTGCACGTGTCATCACTGTGACCGATCACCTTATTGTTGTACACAAATACCTTGCTGTTGATTGGTGCGCAACCAAGGAAGGCCCAGCCTTTGCGGGTGATAGTCCATGTTCGTGCTACCTGTCTGTCGTCTACCATAACCCTAGCTACTAATCCATGTAGTCGTAGCTTTGTGATCTGTGATTTGATACCGTATGGTCTGTCAATGTGCGCCATGTCTATCCAGCGTGGATCAAGAAAGCCATTACTTACTTGCTCGTGTGTAAGTCGTGCCATATCCTTTAGCAGATATACCATGGCTGGTGTAATCTTGTACTTGTACACCTGGATAGTCTGGCCACAATGCTCGCACTTACCAGGCTTAATCTTGTCACTCACGATAGCCTCCCAATCTCATCGATGATTTTATCTTTTAATACTTCAGTCATAATGACGGCGAAGGTAGCAAGGTAAGGCTCTGGTGTTAAGTGCATTGACCGCATATACTCCTCAACCTGTTCTTTGGTTAGTTGTGTGTTGCTCACAATCTCCTGTACTTTGTACTTAGTCATCAACATCGATCACCTCCGCTCTTAACGCAAACCCCTGTTTCTCAGCTAACTCCTTAGTATTGTATACGCCACTTTCACTATAAGCCTTTGCCGCCTTCTTGTTTGTAGTCACTGTTGTTTCGTGCTCATTAATATAAATGAGATATAGACTTAGCTGTGGGTCTGTGCCAAGGATCTTTAGCTTGTATGTTTTCGGCTCACGTTTATTAACCGGGGTGCTGGCATATGCACAGATAACCTTGAAGAAAAGATTGTGGTCGTAGCCTACGGTAACATTTCTTACATTCATCATACCCTGCACACCCACAACAACGTAGGCAATTATTTCACCGAACTTATCTTTTATATCAATATATTTTTTACCATAGTTTTCGTTCTGCTCCGGCATAAGGCCTAGGGCTTCTACTGATTCCATGAATTGATCTGTTGTCATATGTTTAAGTTTCATATTTACCTCCTTATTCCATTGTCTTAATCTCGTACTGTTCGCAGGCATATATGACACCGCCCACCAGACTCATAGCTAGTGCAAGCATACCAAAGAAAGCCATAAACTCTTTGTTCTCTGGTGATACTATACCCGCTACGAACAGGTAGAGTTTGTATACCAATATCGCTGCTGAGTAAAGTACTATTGGTAGTAGCACTGCCGTCACAATCATCGCCGTATATCTAACTATGTTCTTACTCATACATTGCCACCTTCGTAGCTAAGATACCCATGCGCTCACGTGGTGTTAGCCCACCTCGCATACCGTACTCTACGTCGCCAGTCATCAGTGCATCAGCTAGGCACTCACCTTTAACTGGACACTCCGCACAGATCTTTCGTGCTTCATTGTAATTGTTGTATCCGTTGTACTCATCAGCGTACGCTTTGTTCGCCGGGAAGAAAGCTTCCGGGTCTGTTTGTGCGCATAGTGCGCTGCCTCGCCATTTATTTTCCATAAGTTATTTCCTTATCTTCCTTTCCTTCAAAATAGAATATAGTTTCTGATGCTTCGCGCACCTTATCCATTGCGGTTCTCAGTTCGTCTACTACATCATCAAGCCCGTACTCTTTAGCTCGTGCTATTAGATTGTCGATCAAATAATCGATACCCATCTCTGCATCCCATGTGTATGCATACTTCAGTACCGTTGGGTCTTGTAATAGTTCTTGCATTTGTTCGCCTGTCACAGCTTTACCTCCTCTTTAATTTGGGTTAGCTACCACAGCCGTTAGGATAAAGCCAGTAGCAAATGATACTAGCAACCCAAGCGCTATTACATTATTGTAGAATCCAAAGTATATTGCTACTGCCATGGCAGAGAATACTATCACTGATAGGAACAGTGATAGGATGATAGCAAACATCGTAATCATTCCTGCAATCTTAAGTTTATTCTTCATCGTCTAACCTCCCGAATAATTTATTTTCTATCATTGCAACCGCCCAGTCAACGCTATTGATCGATGGTCTGTTGCGGTCTTTCTTGCACATATCCCACATGTCGTACTGTGCTTGGGTGATTGCTTGCTCGATGATAGTTACAATCTCCTCAGCTTTCATACCGTTGTTAGTTGATTTGTCTAGAATCTCTAGAATCTTTTGCTTCATTTGTTATCTCCCCTATTTTCTATTATCAACTACTCGTATAGAAAAGTACACAATCAGTACTGCTGTTACGGTTAGCATGCCAACGGCTATACCTTCCTTATTGTCTGGTGATATTGCTGCACCGACTAATAAGAATAAGCCGTAAACTATGTTCGTGATCACTCGCATCACTATCACAGATAGTATGAATACGATAACCATTAGTATGTGTCTAATCATCTGCACCTACCATCGCCTGATACTGCACTAGTGTGCTTATCGTTTTATCAATTGCTATGATTGCTTCGGCTAGCTCATAGCGGTAGTCTTGGTCTACCTCTGCTAGCTCGTGCGCAAGCCAGTCTTGTACATTTACTAGGTTGTCTATTGCCGTGTCTGTGTTCATGCCTTCAACTCCAGTGCGGTGATCCTACAACCGCTCTTATCGAATGTGTGGTAGATACCTGCTTGTGTGTAGTTACCTAGTAGTGCCTCATTGTGCTTGGGTGATTGCTGCCACATCTTAAGTGTGTGTGCGTCGTCCAATGTGCACTCTGCCAGGTTCTCTGTTGCTGCGTAATACCCATCCTCGATGCTGATCGTGCTCATGTTCTGTGCTGTGATCCATGGTGTGCCGTTAGGTCGTGTGTGGTTCCAACACTTCTCACCACACTCTGCTACCTCTGTTGCTCGTACTTGTGCTGCTTGTGTACTGTCAGAGTTAGCCTGTAGTGGGGCGAGTCCTTTCTCTTTGCGGTACTCATTGATTTGATCTAGTAATGGTCGTGCTGGCTTCTCCTGTTTGGTCGTGCTCGAGATTGGTTTCTCATCGATCCAAGCCACGGGCTCTGGATAAATCTGGCGGTAAATCCAGATGCCCGCAAGGGTGACAGCGTACAGGTACGCGAGTACCAGTGGTACTAATATTAGTATTACTTTCTTTCTACTCATCGTCTTCCCCTAGTAGTTTAGCTACGATAAGCTCACGCTCTTTGCCTCGTGATCGTAGTAGTGGTGTTTCCATGTCCTCATCACCATCGCATACGATCAGTGCTAGCAGCTCACGCTCACTTGCTCGCTTGATATACTTCTGTGCTTTCTGTTCGTTGTATGGGCTAACAGTATCCTCTGCTACTCGTGCCCAGTGGTTCGTTTGTTTTTTGGTCATGACTCCCCTCTAGTTCTTGTCACACTCGTATGACGTTAGATGATCTTTGGTGTAGGTGCTACAGCTGTAGCTTTGAAATGCTTTCTTCTGTTCGGCGCTAGCCTCAGGTGCACGGTATCCTACCGCTATGATTACTAGTAGGATAAGTGCGATGATTGCTAGGATAAGTGAGTTGGTTCGTTGTTCTTTCTTTGTCATAATTCCTTCTCCGTATCAAAGTCTGGTGTCTCTACTGAATCCAGTAGTTGCTGCATTGTTACACGTTTAAGTGCCATGTTTAGTCTTCCTTGTATACTCGTGTTGATACTTCCCAGCCGTCACCGTCTAGTACTGTTTCCATGATAATGCCACCGTGTGTTGCGGCTACCTCTGCGGCTTCGAACAAATCCATTTGCTTGTTGCGGCCAGTGAACTTGCGCCCGCCCCAGGTCTTGCCGTCCTTCACTACTGTGTAAGTTGTGTCCTCCGTCATCTCAGGGTAAACGCTGCGGCAGCCCTTGACTTGGCCGAACTGTGTGAGTAGATACATGTCTTGCTCGTTGCCTTCGTCGTCCTGCACCTTGGCTGCTACTACTTGGTAACTCCAGTTAGCGTAACTTGGTGTGTAGTAGCCGACTGTCTCGTAGTCAAGCCCTCGTAGGTCTTTAGGTAGCCAGCTCTTGGTGGTCTCACTCATAGCCTTGATTGTTGCGTAGTTGATCTTGAACATTTTCGTTATCCCCTGTAATACTTTATATGGTTATTAGTGTAAATGATTTACGTTTGTGTGATCTATATTTTATCTCCCTTCAGTTAGGTTTATTATTTGGTTAGCCTAATTGTTAAAGTTCGGTAGTGGTTGCTAGCAGCTCTTCCGGTGTTAAGTTCCGCTGTAGGGGCTGGCCCTTGGCGTCTGCTTCTTTCTTAACTGTCTTTAGTATAGCAAAGCCCAATAGAAATGTAAAGACTTTTTAACAAAATTAGAGGACTTTTTTATCTAAAGTTATCCACAGCATAGCAACACAATAACGCACAATTGCAAGCCCACAGTTAGGCTATGCCTCGGGTGACTCTGTCACATTTTGCGCGAGAGAAAGCCAAGCCTTCCCCTTACTTGTCATCACTTAAAGCACTATATGACATGAGGAGATAACACACAGTACAGCAACCAGTACACTGCATAACGCTTAAGCTCACATTCGCCGCGAAAGAAAGACAAGCCCACCAATCTCTCTTCATTCCAATACAGAGAGTAATTAGTAGAGAAGTGAACACAAGTCACGTGCACTAATTAAGCCACATTCCAGGACTATTGCAATGGTACATATGTTCCATGTATTACACCTGTTATCTATATATATACAGGGCTAACAGGGGTCAAACATCGCATAATGCATATTGTACGAACCATAATGCCCCCCACCCCGCCTTGCATGGGTTCCCATATGATGGTACTCTTAGGATAAAGGTTACCCCCATGTTGATACCTAACCCCCAAAAATAGCCCCCTGGTGTACACAAATACCCCAAAATGTATACACAATTGCCCCTCTGGTGTACACAGGTGTACACAAATTGGCCCGGATTTAGACTTTTGTGTACACACCCGTGGTGTGCGACAACACAAAGTGATACAATTTAGGGGTAAATCAACGTAACTTGCATTTTCCCTGTGGAGAAAGTTGTCTCGACCACTGTTGAGGCAGTCTGGTTTCCCGCGGAAAAGCTGGAGGAATCATGCGAGAATACAGCATTAGAGAGTTTAGAATGAAGCTCAAGGAGGCGTTTGAGGCTGCTGAGAGCGGAGATGTGTACATTACCCGCAAAGGACAGCGATACAGGCTGTCTGTGGAGTCTGTAAGCCAGCAACTAGATCGGCTGGCAGATGAGCATGCAGCGGCCGAGCGTGAGCTTTATGGGACTCCTGAGGTAACCCCCACCCCAGAAAATCTGGAGCAACCAAAACCCGCGGAACAGCCACAACAGACAGGTTTACCATGCTGTAATCAATCCAGTCCCTGTAAGCATTGGAGATGGGACGCTCAGCTTGCGATGTGGCAGAACATCCTGACTGGCGAGATACGCGAGGCTCAGTAGTGGACGAGCGGGGTTAGAGAGGCGGCATAACAAAAGAGCCCCCGGGTCTTAAGGGCTCTGATGTTTGTGCGTCCGTCATTGCACAGTCTTATACTACATGATAGACGCTGTTTAATCAAGTATTCTTTGGGATCTTCATGATATGCTCTGCATCTATCGCCTTATCTGTGCGGACACTGGGCACTTCAGCCGGAGTGTCTAGGCTGAATGTGATGGTCTGCTCTGTGTGCTGGATGCTTTTCTGGGTAGGTGTACCGACCTTTTGGCGGATAAACTCTGTTGCCAGATCAGCCCGCACCTTTTCAGATCGTGCACCGGTGAGCAGTTCCTCTGCAACAGTTAGGGATAGCTCTGCGAGACGATCCATGCGCTTTTGGTATGTCATGATTGCCTTTCTTATGTGGTCTCTATTTACTTTCCATATAGCTGCGCTTTGCAGGTTGTCCTTGGCGTTTCGCCGCTCACGTGAGTCCATAGGAAGGGACTGGGCTTTATGCCAGCGCTGAACTGCACGGTTGTCTGGATATGCTTCACGGAAGGCTGCCGCCCGAGGTTTCCCGTCGAACAGCAGCTTGATGAATTGAATGTCCTGATGAGATAGCTGTTTTGGAACGAGACACTTCATATTTTACCAGTTAGGGCGGATAATCTCACCCATCATGTTAGGTTCTGCTACTGGCTCATCAATGTTGTCGTACGTGCGAGTCTTCATTGCAGCCATAGAGGTGCGGGAATCGAACGTGTTTAGTCGGCGATGGTCTTCTACAGACAGGATCTGCGTTGGTCGATCAAACGTCTCTCGTAGCTCCTCTGAGGCCTTCTGAGAGCCATCTAGATCCATCTTTACCTGCTCAAAGTCCATATCTAGCACACCCTGTGCAATAGCCCTACGAGCGGCCTGATAAGCCTCACCACGCTGGTATGCAGTCATAGGCTGGCCAGTGAGAGGAGATACCTCAGACTCAGTTGGCATCTCACCCCGGAATACTGTGTAGACACCAAATCGCTCGTGCAAAGCTTCAGCAAGCATAGCAATAGGCACGGTATAGATGCTCACTGCATCAATGTCCTCTTGGCTGTAGATGTTTGCGTCCTGTGGCGGAGCGGTAGGTGCAGGAATCTCCTCGTCAGGCAGCGGGGCTGGTGCTGGCAAAACTTCAGGCTCTTCACTTGGAGCGGGCTGTACGCTAGACTCTATTTTGCTCTTATTGCCCTCTGAGAGGCTCTCTGCTGCGTTTTGTTTCTTAGGACGACCTACTTTACCTTTTGAAGGTTTAGACGCTTCCTGAGCCGTTTTAAGGGCCTTTGCCTTCTCGCGTGCTGCATCTCGCTTGTCCATGTCGAATGCCTCACGGAAATAACGCAGTGCGTCGGGAGGTACAGTCTCCATACGTACCAGCTTATTGTCACATGCTACCCGTAGGATGTCGCCTGTGAGCCATGCCGAGTAGTTGCCGTACTGTAGCTTTGCCATTTTCGTTCTCCTGTCCGGCTTCGCCGTGGTTGGCTCTGCCATAAATTTACTGTTTACTGTTACTATTCTATCACGATTTTCTGCTTGGTTAAAGATTTGAGGATTGACTCTCTACCTGAGGATGTAGTGTGCTTCCGTGTAGTAAGCGACCTTCGTTCTTTGCCTGGCTGCTTACGAGGCTTTGCGTCAGACTCCTTTGTAGGGGAAAAGGTGACGCGGTAAGAGTCAGCTGTCAGCCAGACCTTGGTAAAGTGCCCAATGTGATTTGTCCATGTCTCTACCTTACCCGTATTGTCTTTTCTGTTTTTCTTTCTCTTCCTCTCCCATTTCTCGATATACTTGGATTGCTCTTCATCTGACAATGCATCCCACCAAGCCTTTCTCTGCTCAGCTGTTTTCTTAGTGTAAATGTTGCTCATGATTTCCTTTCTCTTTCTGGGTGGCTTCGCCACCTCTTTCTCTTTCTTATTAGTTATTATTATAT